ATCAAGTATCTAATTAAGTCAATCGGTTTTTGAGTTGGATGGTCATTCTCTTTAATTCTATCGCCATTAGTAAAATCAATTACACTTTGTGGATGGTATTGGTCATTTACACTTGTTTTGCCTTTAAAGTCGCCATAATTAGTACTTGTATTTCCTTTTGTACTTCCTTTCATTCGCATTTTACCAACTTTCATTTGTGGGTTATAAGTAGGTAATTTTCTGTAAAACACTAATATATGTTCGTGGTTTCTCATTGGCATTTTATTAGCGTTTAAGTGTCCAGTTCCTAAAGCCTTGTACCAAATAATATCGTATCTAAACAAACCTGCTCTACTCAATATTAATTCACTTGCAAATGGCTGTGTACCAAAAAATATCATTGCACCATTTTCTTTAGTAACTCTTTCCCACTCGAGCCACATTTTTGCAAAGTCAGGTTTAATATCCCATTCATTTTGAGTACAACCAAATGGCGTATCTTGCAGAAGTAAATCAACACTTCCAGTTTCAATACGCTTCATCGTATCTTCACAATTTTCGTTATACAATTCAATTGCGTAAGTTTCCGTTATAACATTCATATTTTGTCTTTCAATTGCACCCCTTAAAAAAGAAAAAGGTTCGGTTATTAATTCAAATTTTCGTCCTTTAAAGTCGCACCATACATATAACACTAAATATAATTCATGCTAAAAAGCACGAAATTATATTATTTCCGTTATAAAACATTTACTAAATGCTCTATAAGTCGTTTGACTTCTTCTTTTGTTAGCCAGATGCTTCTATCTCCCTGTGGGCTTAGTATATCAATTTCAATCTCTTTTTCTTCGTCAAACTTATCTGATACATTAAGTATGCAGTCGTTAAAATCTCTTCTATCTATTTCCATAATTCAGTTTTATTTAGTCGGGCAAAAACTACCCTTTTAAAAATTCATTGTAAGCTAACCAAGCAAATATTCGATTCTTTGAACTCCTTGCATTTTCATCATTTGGCGGTCGAAATACTGGTTTAATTTTATCGCCTGTGGTCCCTGCTCGCTTTTTAACTACTAATTTTCTCGCCTCGCTAACCTCAGTATCAAAAGCCAAAAGCGTACGCTCCTTTAACTTCTTAATCTCTGGCTCTTTTAAATCTATTGTCCCTTCTTTTTGAAGTTGCAGAAATTTTTGAGAGCCGAAATCATCAACCATAACCGTTGGATCTTTTTTCTTAGCTGCTTTATCTGCTTCAATCATGCCTTGAAAACTATCTTCATAATCTTTCCTGCTTTTAATATCTCGGTTTTCTTTGTCGGATTCCCATTTCAAATTTGCCTCGTAAAGTCGCTGCTTAGTGATTGCTGCATTTTGTTCGTTCATGTATCCGATAATGAAATCGTTGATTGTAGAGTAATTTACCCCCATGAAATCGCCATATTGCTTTGACATTCCACGTTCTACAGCTAAATAAAGTTCTTTCTGCGTTAAACTTCCATACATTCCAGAGCGTATATTGCGGGTCATTTGCTTTATGTACGCTGTTTTTTGATTCTCATAATCTTCATCTGTTTTGGCATGGCCAGAAAGACGCAGCGCAATGTCAAATATTTCCGCAAAATAAGCGCCACACAATGCAATGTTTGAGTTCAATAAGTTTTTAAGTGTATCAATATCCCTGCACATTATTATTTCCCTTTCACCTGCTGTGAGTTTTGGACTTAAATTTTTAAAATTATATCGATTTATTACAGATATTCCCTGTTGTTTTTCCTGCTTAATTATTTCGTTGCTCATTATACGTTTTTTAAATCTTCAATAATTCGTCTGTTTATTTCTGCTCTCGATTCTGCTGTTGACTTCCCGTTAGATACTGGTTTTGCGCTCATACCGTCGTTAAAAATCGACAAATACATAATACCATCACTATTTTTTTTCCGCAATTTAAGCAAACTTTGGAAGTTTTTAGACCACCAACCTTCACGAGCCCATTTCGTTATTGCCTCAATGCTCTCAAAAGGTATTTGCTCAATGGTGTTTAGTTTGTGGATAGTGTCCATCCATTGATCAGTTATCTTTTTATTTTTTGGTTTGTAATGATCTGGAAAAAAATCTAAACAATTTACAAAACAATCCCTAACCGCCTCTGAAAATTCTTTTGGAATTTTTGGTTTTGGTTTTTCTTCTTCTTGTTCTTCTTCTTGTTCTTGTTCTTCTTCTTGTTCTTGTTCTTGTTGTGAAGGGTCTACACCACCCCCTTTTACACCCCCTTGCAAAGGGTCTTCTTTAGGGGTTAATTTATTGCCCTGTAAATCTGTTTTTGTTTTATCCTTATAGCCTTTAATACTTGTTTCTATTGGATGCCTTTGGCTTTGATAGCAAAGGTTAGCAATGAAAGATAACCCTTCTGGGTCTTCGTCTAAAAATTGTTTATTAATAACAGAAAGCAAAAAATTTAATTTATCGCTTTCGTTTTCAATCTCATTTAATACGTCAAAGTATGATCGAAGAAAGTTAAAGGCTTTTCTTTTTGTTTGTTTCCTAGCCATATCGTTATAAATTACAAAACCCCCCTAAAAAAGTATGACCACCACAGCACACTAATTTAGAAGGGTTAAATAAAAATTTCGTAATATGTTTTAAAGTGGTGGTAAACATGATTCAAATGTAGTAATTAATTTGGGTTAAACGTCAAAAATAGTTAGTTGTTGCTGGTGTTGCTTTAATCGCTTTTCAGCCGCGTTAAAATAGTCTTGGTCTAATTCGCAAGCGGTAAGATCAAACTTTAAATTATGGCAGGCTAAGGCTATTGAGCCGCTGCCTAAATGAGTATCTAAAATATTATCTCCTTCCTTTGCATAGTTCATTAAAAGCCATTCGTAAAGTTTAACGGGTTTTTGTGTTGGGTGTATTCTATTTGTTAATTCACATTTTTTATAACCCGCCCAAAGCAATTCAACTAAATCACATCTTAAAAATAATGAAGTCCATGCTAATTCTCCTTTTGAGTATGTAGGCATTGTTTCCTTTTTGTTCCAAAAAATATATCCACCAATAAATCCAAAATAGTTAGCCCCCCATATTATTTGATTTTTAGAAACTCTTTTTAATTCTATAAAATAATCTTTATTAGGTATATCAAAATCCCAATCTTTAGAGATGTATCCTTTTTTTGTTTTACCCTTCCATGTTTTTGTTTTGCCGCTATGCTTTTCTTTATCAGCACCTATCCCATAAGGCGGGTCTACAATAGCAATGTCAAAGTAATTGTCCTCATACCTTGCCATTAATTCCATATTATCTTCATTCGTTATTTTAATCATAAAAAATCCCTCCCTAAAAAATTAAAAAATACAGATGCCTAACACTGGTTATAGTGCATATTTGCGAAAAGCAAATCCGACACCATACCCTCAACGTTAGGTGTAATAAAATAAAAAAGCCACCGCGCTTTTGTTTTTTCAAAACAATTTGGTTTGCATTTGTGCTAATTTTAAGCGTTTCATTGCTTTATTGTAATATTCTTCATCTATTTCACAAGCAATTAAATCAAAGCCATAATCATTACACGCAATAGCAATGCTTCCACTTCCTAAGTGCGTATCCAATATTTTATTTCCTTTTTCTGCAAAATTATTTAGTATAAACTTATAAATGTAATATGGTTTTTGTGTCGGGTGTATTCTGTCTTTGCCTCCGTTTGTTTCAGCCTTACTACTCTTTGTCACTTTTAGCAACTGTTTATTAAATGAAGTCCATGCTAATTCTCCATGTGAAAAGTTAAATGTTTTGTCAAATAATTTATCCCAAAAAATCCAGCATTTACTTGGTGGCAGATATTCAGTAAAGTAGTTTCCACCCCAGACTATTTGATTTTTACTAACTCTAAATAACTCTTTCCAATATTCTGCTTTTGGGGTTTCTTTATCCCATTCTTTTTGAGTGTATTTATCTTCTTTATCCCATGTGCTTGGTCTGTCAGGTTTTCTAATTCTTATATCCCCATCAATACCTATCCCATAAGGCGGATCAACTATTGCCAAATCAAAATGGTTATCTTCATACCTAGCCATTAAAGCCATGTTGTCTTCGTTCGTTAGTGTTATCATTTTTTAGTGTTTATTAAAAAAACGCCTAATTAAATATGACCTCAAAAACGAGGCAATAAAAAAGACTATTGTAATTATTGCATTTTGCCCGATGCTAACTGGTATCTCCAAAAATGGATAAATAACCAACTGAATTAAAAAGCTGGTGACTAAGCCTAAAATAGTATTAGTCACCGCTTCAATTACTGATTTTTTTTTTGATTGCTTCATTTTAAAAAGCGAAATCGTCATCCTCTTCTTTACTTTCTTGTTTTGCCGCTGGAGCTGCTTCTTGCTTCTTTGGCTCAAACTCCTTGCAGTTACCTAAATAAAGCGGTGCATCGCCTTTATCCGTGCTCTGCTGGATCGACATCGTGTTACCATAGTTATCTACTTCGTCATTTATCCAGATTGAAAGGTTGATATACTTCCCTTTTTTACCTTCAAATATTTTTGATTTATCGATTTTGGTAACGTCTATTTTTCCTGTGAATAATTTACTCATGTTATTTTAATTTTAGTCTTATTAATTTTTCGTTTCGTCCGTAATTCCCTGCGCGCTTTCGGCCAGAATATTCTAGTTTGTCATCTGCTATAAGATCAGTAATTGACCTTCTAACGCTTGTTATGGGCGTACTATTTCCAAACAGTGCTAAGTGTACTCGACTTGCTCCATATTCAACCAGTGGCTGGTCCTGGAAAAACTCAAGTATTAAAATGTCTTGGGTTTTTGTTTTGCTGTGAAAGATTCCTAATTGTTCTTCGCTTTCGTTAGTGGTGTTGTAATGTGGCATTTGTTTTAAATTTTATTTTTGATTTATTTCTTTTATGATTTCAAAACTTTGCGCTGCTCGTTTTTCAGCTTTCAAAATTTTGTTTTCTAATTCCTTTTTGGATCGGATTTTAAACCGCTTTTCTATTAATTTAAAGTCGAATTTCATCATCTACTTGGGCAAATACTTCAGCCATTTTGCAAACTCTATTGGCTTGCTTGTCCAGCTTTAGTAGATTAGATTGAACGACCCTCAATGCGCCCGTCCAAAAAATTATTTCCTCGTTAAATCGGCCAGCTAAATGCTCATCAATTCGTTTTACCTCGCTGTCTGGATTAGTGGATGAAAACCTATAAGCAATTAAGCTATCTAGATATTTTTTTATTTGTGTTTCAGTCATTGCTTTCGTTTTTAGTTTCGACAAATATAATCAAATACTTTACTTTGTCAAGGGTTTGTCAATAGTATAATTGAGTTAAGATTTTAATAGTTTCTCCAGCTCTATTTGCGCGAGTGTCACGCGATCAATTAAAAATTCTTTGTCCGCTTGTGGGACTTTAAATTCAAATGTATTAACGCTTTCAAGTTTTGCTGCCTCTGGTAGATAAGGCAATGACTCTATAATATCCTCAATTAGTTTTCCTTCTGTAGACATAAAATAATAGTCTGCTAGATTTAAACCGTTTCGCTCTAATAAATCTTCATTATTAACTTCTTCAATGACTTTAATTAGGTTTTCCTTTGTCGGCATAAAGCAAAGTAATTCAGCGGTATCTACACCCGTTAAAATAGCGTTTGAGATACATTGCCAGTATTCAGAAGGAAAAGATTTTCTTAATAGATCAACATCTTTTTTCATTAAACACAATGAAAGCTCTGCAAATTTCTTTGGGTAGTAACATTTAATTTCACCAACCTTAACACCTTTTTGCTCTAAATCTGGTGTACCCGAATGCCTTTGTAGTGTTTTGCTGGCTATGGTGTTTTTGTGCTGCATAGTATATTCCAAGCCAACCATATCAAATAACACGCACTCCATTAATTGCCCCCATTTGATGGGTACGGTTTTAATTTCAACGCCTAATGGCCTTCCCAGCATTATAGAGTAATAGGTTTCTTCAACGTATGTATAAAATGCCGAACTAGGCAAACCGCTTTTTAACGAGGCGCAAAGTCTCGAAATTTGACTGCTTGTAAAATATCCATCTCTTAGGTTCTTATCTAGTTTGCTCATTATAGTTTGTTTAGATATTTGTACAATTTGTTATAGCTTGAAGTTTCTTCTTCTAACAGAACTCGCTCAATGCCCTCGTTTTGTCCTTCTGCTACCTTGTCTTTATTCTTTTTGTAAAGCGCATTTAATACGTCTAATGTAATGACTAAACCGCTTCTAATTCTTATCCCTTGAACCGATGCACCTTTAAATTTAACGGACTGATCAATAAATAATTCAACCTTTACATTTTGCCAGTCTTGAACAAAATTAGTTCCTGAAATATTAGCCATTTGCTTTGAATTTGTAGCATTCAAAACAAGCGGTTTAACATCCTCTATAAAGTGGGCAATATTTGCACTTATATTTTTTCCTGCTACCCTTACTCCAGAGCCTTTAATATTAGGATCAATTAAATGTTGGGTTACTTCTTGAATAGTAAAAATTAACTTAATACCATTTTCCGTTAAATCTTCTAAATCTGCACTGCTTAAATGATCTGATTTAAATACTTTTCTGTAATGTGTTTTTTCGCTCATGTTCTTAGTTTTTAGTTATAAGTTTTTCTTAAATTCTCTGCAAATACCAATAAGTAGTTCTACGTCTGTTTGATCGTACCTTCTACCGTTCCAGGTTTGCCGTATTTCGTTTGCTCGTTTTTCTCCCAAATCGGGGTGCATTTCCTTAACAACATCAATGTAAGAAAACCACTTTGGCATCCCTACTTTTGCCTTCATTAGTTCCAATTGAAGCTCTTGTTTTTGAATGTGTTCTAATGTTGTCATTTTACTTTTCTTTTACTATTAACCAATCTGAATAATTTATACTTAATCTTAAATTTTCACCGAAAACACTCCCGTATGTTATCGCTTTACTTTCTTCAAATTCCTGCAATATGGCTAAACTTCCACCATTTACTCGGTCAATACCTATTGACTTAGAATTAATTTCTATTACTACATAAGTATTGTATGCCGATTGGTAAAAAGTGTCTTTATGTATTAATAGCGTTCCAACCGTTTCAAAATCTGATTTTGTTGCGACTTGTTTGGTGTATTCGTATTCTTTCATTTCGTTTGTTTTAATTTCAGCAAATATAGTATAATCTTTTACATTGACAAAGGTTTGACAATAAGAATAAAACACTATATTTGTCATCTAAATAAAACGATATGAACTACATTGAACTACA